GAGTCCTGGCAGAACTGCCCGATCTCGTAGACGACGCCGGTGTCCGGGTGGACGACCTGGATCACGGTCTCTTTGCTGTGCACGCGCGCCATGTCGAGACTCCCTACGCACTCGTGCCGATGATGACGACGTCGTACGTCACGCTGCTGCCGGACGACGAGTTGGCGACGTTCAGCAGGTCGCCCGTGCCGGCGGTGACGGTGACCTTCCCATCGGCCGGGCAGATCCAGACGAACGATCCGCCCGGCTGGATGTCGATGCCGTCGGACGCCGCCAGGAACAACGGCACCCCGTTCGACGCCGGCCGGATCAGGCGCACGTTGTTCGTGTTCGTGCTGGCCGCGGTGATCATCACCGCGCGCAGCTCGACGAACGTCATCGCCGCCCCGGTCAGCGGGTTGGTGAGGCCCCCGGCGAGGTCCAGGTCTTCGTTGCTGCTGGCCGCGATGGTCCGCTGGTCGTGGAACATCAGATCGGCCGCGGACGACCCGGTGCCGTTGGTCAGTTCGATCTTGCTTCGCTTCTGGAACGTGTCCGTCGGCGTGCCGATGTCCAGCACGTTTCGGTAGACGGCGTCCAGCTGCAGGAGCGCGTTGACTTTCAAGGTGGTCGCCACGGTTCAGTCCCTTCCCGGTCCGACGGCGCTTGCTTTGAACAGGACAGCGAGGTAGTCGACGCCGGCTATCCGCTCGACGTCGAACTCCGCGGACCCGACGGTGACATCGTCACAGGACTGCCAGTCCCACTCTTCGAGTGCGGAGATGATCGACCGCGGCCCGTCCGCGGCGGACCATTCGGCGACCAGGTCCCGGGCCCGGCGGTCCGACGGTTTCCCGACGACCAGCACGATCGGCAGGTCTTCATAGTCGGCCTGCCCGCGCTGGTACGTGGTGTTGTAGAGGATCCGTGACGGGTACGACACGTACCCGGCCGGGGCAACGAGCGTCGCCGGCGGGTACGAGTAGAAGCGGGTCAGCCCGGTCACCCGCGAGCACGCGAGGGCGACCTCCTGCATGACCCGGGCCAGGTGCAGGGCGTCGCCCGCGCGGGGCTCTTCGAGCACCGTCTCGGCCGGCGTCTCCGGTTCCGGGTCCGGGGTGTCCGCGGTGAAGTCGATGTCGACGAAGTAGGTCGCGGTGCTGGCCGACGTCGGCATGACGTTCGGCGTCTCGCTGAACAACGACCGCACACCGGTGATGTCGCCCCGGGTGATCGGGCTGCCCGCGTAGAACGCGAGCCGGGCCGTGTAGTGGGTGGTGTTCACCGACACCCGGTACGTCCCGGCCGGAAGGGCGATCGGCGTGCCGGCCGGCGTGACGACCCAGGTGTTGAGTCCGCCGGTCGTGAAGTCGAGCGTCGATCCGACCTGCTGCCCGTTCGCGGTGTTCCAGACTTTCAGCCGCGGCGTGACGCTGGGGTTGCTGCTCGGGTAGCGCCAGCGGAACGTCGCGGTCCCGTCGACGCCGACGGTGAACTCCGTACCGAGTTCGGTGTTGCCTTCCGGGCCGAACTGCTGGGCGCCGGTGAGGTCGTCGTCGGTGTGGAACGTCGTCATGCCGCCCACCACTTCCGGCGGAACGGCGTCAGGGTCGTACGGAAGTCCGGGTCCAGCTGTGCCAGCAGGCGCAGTTCCGAGCCCTCGGACGGCGAACCGGCGATCCCGAACGGCGAGTCCCGCCGGGCCGCGAGCCGGGCCGCCTGCAGCAGCAGGCCCACGGTCACGCTCGACGGGACCGCCGTCCAGCCCCACAGGGCCGTAGGCGCGATCTCTCCGGTCGCCCCGGTCAGTTTCATGCGCTCGTACGGCCGGCCCTTCTGCGGCGCGTTGCGGGGCAGCAGGACATAGTCGGTGACCGCGGCGCCGTCCTCGTCGACGACGCTCATGCCGGCCGTGTTCTGCAGGTCGTCGATCGTGGCGTACCAGCACTGGTCGCGCCGGTCCCAGACCGGTGTGTAGTAGCGCTCCTCGACGCTGGCGACGACGCCGAATTGGCGGCCGCAGAACGTGTCGATGTTGCGGGACACGGCCGTGACCCAGAGGCCGATGAACGTGTCGATCCCGTCGGCGTTGTCGTCGACGTTCAGGTACGTCCTCACGGTCTGCGTGCTGGCGTAGTCCGGTGCCCAGGTCACGGCCGGTCCCTCCCTCCCCCGAGGTCTAGCTGTTCGCCTTGAGCGCGTACACGCTGCAGTGCGTCACGTGCGTGTCGGTCGTGCCGACCCGGGTCACGGCGACGCGCAGCCACGGACGGCCCGGCTTGAGTTTCACCGCGAACGCCGAGTAGTCGTCGCCCGTGCCCGCGGACAGGGCGCCGGCAACGGCGTTCAGGGTGGCGGCCGCCGGGGTGCCGATCGACCCGGACGAGTCGGGGGCGTCCTGGACGACCCATGTCAGGGCGTCCGTGGTGCCCGCGGTCGACGCGGTGAGCACGACCAGCACCCGATCGCCCGGGCCGTACCCGGCGATCGTGGCGAGGTTGATGTCGTCGGGGGTACCGAAATCGAAGTTGGTCGTTGTCGCGGAGTTGATCGTCACCTTCGATGAGGCGATCTTCGTGAGACCTTCGAGGTCCCATCGCACGCTGGTCAACGCGTCTCTCCCTACGTGTTGTTCTGCATGATCTTGTACGCGCCGCGAGCCTGGACGGCGCCGTCCGCACGCTCCCAGGCGTGGTACTCGACCTGCCCGTACGTGGCACGGGAGTAGGGGTTGACGATCACGACCAGGTTCGACACCCGGCGGATGACGTAGCCCTCCCGGAAATCGCCGTAGGCGATCGGGTACGTGTCGCCGGCGGACGACAGGGTCGGCATCGCCTCGTCGATCACGACCGGCTTACCCAGCAGCAGCCGTTCCGGGCGACCGGAGATACCGGTCGTCGAGTCCTGGATGATCGGCCGGCCGTTCAGGTCGACGATCAGGCGCAGCTGAGACCACGTGTTCTTCTTCATCAGCCACTTGGCGTTGCCGTCGTACTCCTCGTCCAGCAGGTCCTGGAACTCGACCAGGTCCTCATAGTCGGGGGTGTCCGGGGTGTCCAGGTCCCGATCGCTGGTCAGCGACCCGGCGACGACGCCCTGCGGCTGTGACACGCCGGTACCGGTGATCCAGTGCTTCGCCTGCTTACGCTGGATCCGGGTACCCAGGGCCCGGGCGATGAACCCCTGCAGGTCGAACGCCGAGTCCTGCAGCAGCTCGACCGGCACGCGCAGCGGCAGGCCGGACCCGGTGCCCGCGGACGTGTACTTGTACGCCCCGAGGTTGATGATGCCGAACGTCATGTCCTGGCCGTCGGCGACGACCTCGTTCTCCGCCGTGATGTCGCCCTCGTTGGCGGTGTCGTCGATCGTCGGGTACTCCAGCGGCTGACCGGTGTCCGTCGTGATCGTCTCGGCCTCGTTGGCGAACCCGCCGAAGCTCTTGCGGACCTCGACCAGCTTCTGCCGGAACCCGGTCGGAACGGTGTACCCGCCCGCCGGGCCGGACCCCTCGGACTGCTCGTTGGTCACGCGCAGACCCGCGATGTCGGCGTTCGGCTGCCCGGTCCGCAGATACGCCGTGAACGCCTTCTCCAGGTCGTCCGGGTCCCGGCTGTCCGGCGACCGGTGCACCGGGACGCCGGCCGGGTAGCGGACGGTGTTGTAGGCCGTGTGCCGGGCCCGGACGTTGCTGTCCCGGTGCGCGTTCTGCAGCTCGGTTTCGAGCCCCTCGTACGCGGACGCTTCCTCATCGGTGAGCGGCCGGTCCGCGGCCCCGTCGATGAGCGCGTTCATCGCGGCTGTGATGTCGTCGACGGTGCGCATCTACCCCCCTCGGGTAGCCAGGGCGCGATGCCGCGCCTTGATCATCCGGTCCCGGTTGTCCGGTCCGGAGTCCTTCCCCGCGACCCGGTCGGCGAGCCCTGCCCGCACGGCCTCGGTCGCTGAGTACCACGTGGTCGCCCGCATGGCCTGGCGCCACTTCGCCCGGGTGCCCCCGGCACGTCCGGCGTAGAAACCGGCGATGTCGTTGCTGATCGACTCGACCAGATCGGCGTGAGCGCGGATCTCGTCCGGTGATCCCCACACCCCGCCCCGGGCGTCGTGGACCATCACGCGGCCGCCAGCGGCAACCTCGATCTCATCGGCGGCCATGATCAGCACCGACGCCGCGGACGCCGCGAGCCCGTCGACGTGCGCGACGACCCGGGCCGGGTGGCTGCGCAACGCCTCGTACATCGCCACGGCGTCGAAGACGATGCCGCCGGGGCTGTTCACGTGCAGGTCGATCCGGTTCGTCTGCAGGGCGTGTACGGCCTCGACGAACCGGCCGGCGTCCAGCTGCCACCCGCCGATCATCTTGTGGACGTACAGCCGCGATCCGGCGCCGGCGGCCGCGTTCTCGACGTGCCATGACGGCGCCGTCGTCGGCGTGATCCCCAGCACCGAACAGAGGATCTGCCGTTCCAGGTCACTCGGCTGGTACATCGTCGTCCTCCGGTGCGTCGTCGGGGGCGTCGTCCGGCGCCGGGGGCGGCGATGTTTCACGTGAAACATCGGCCTCGGGAAGCGGATCCCAGCCCCGCCGGTCCCGGTATTCGTCGACGGACATCACGCCCGCCTTGACCTGCTGCAGGTCGAGTTCGATCTCCCGGTCGGGCGACGGCCGTTCCAGCGCGGTGAAGTCGAACTCCACCGTCCGCGGGTTGGACAGCAGGCGCGACGCGCGTTCCTCGAATCGGCGCGACCAGGTGCCGAGCACCGACCGGGCCAACGCCCGGTCCTGCATCTCGACGCCGGTACCCCACGACGTCTGTTTCTCCGTCTGCATCAGCAGGTGCGGGGGCACCCCGGTCCAGCGGCTTATCTCCTCGATCTGGAACTGCCGCGACTCCAGGAACTGCGCCTGCTGCGCCGTCATCGTCCAGGGCGTGAACTTGAGCCGGCGGTTCACCACCGCGATGGCGCCGGCGTTCTCGTACCCGGCCGTCGCCCGGTCCAGCTGCCGGCGGATCTCCGGCACGTCGTCGGTGATGTCCTCATCGTCGCTGTCCGGGGTCGCCAGACCGGAGATGAGCGCGCCGTTGCCGAACGTCCGGGCGGCCGCCTTGTCCGCGGCGATCGACGTTCCCAGCGACATCCGGGCCACCTGCAGCAGGCCGACGCCCTGCTGCCCCTTGAACGACGGCGCCGGCAGGTACCAGAAGTCCCGGGCGTCGAACCGGCGCAGTTCGCCCGTGTTCAGGGTCACGTCGAACCACACCCCGCCGACCGGGAGCCGGCCGGACCGGTACTCCTCGATCGACGGCTGGACGACCGCGAACGACAGGGGATGCACCAGCGGCAACCGGGCGATCGTCCCGCCGTCCGTGCGCAGCTTCAAGGCGCCGGCCCGTCCGTGCATCAGCTGGTGAAGGAAGATCGACTCTTTCCACTCGAACGGCGTCTGCTCGTCCGGGCCGTCCGGGTCGTCGAACACGCTCTTGACCTGCTGGCGGCGGCCGTCGGCAGGCTGTGTGTAGCTGTTCAGGGGCAGCGACGCGAGCGTTCCGGCGATCACGTTGAGGGCCCGCCAGAACGCCGAGAGACCGACGGCCGTGTATTCGTTGACCGCGACGCCACTGAAATCGACGTATCCGCCGGGGCTGAAATAGCCCGCCAGGGCCGGATCGCCGATGGACACGGTGCGGTTGGCGACCGGTGATATCCGCTTCTGCCAGGGCCAACGCATGATCACAGCGTAAAGGTCTGACCTATCGTCGGACCATGGGCGCATTGGAGGACTCGGTACGGCGGTCGGCCTCGAAGATCGTCGTGCGCGACCAGGCCGTGCGAGATCTCGCGCTCACGTACGCGCGGGCCCTCGACAACGGGGGTGACCTGACGAAGATCGGGCCCGCACTGCTCGCAGCGCTCGAAGCGCTGCAGCTGTCACCCCGGGCGCGAAAGGCGGTGACCCCCGTTGCCGGTCAGCCGAAGACGAACCCCCTCGACGAACTCGCCGCCGTCCGTGCTCGGAAGAGTCGAGCCGCGGCTGTGGACGCCCCCGCTCCGTGACCTGACGCACCCGTCGACGTCGTGGGGGTACGACTTCATCGCGTTCTGTGCCCTGATCGGCTGGACGCTCTACCCGTGGCAATGCTGGTTGGCGATCCACCTCGGGGAGTTGTACCCGGACGGGTCGCCCCGGTTCCGCAAGGCGATCATCCTGGTCGCGCGGCAGAACGGTAAGACCCTGTTCACGCGCCTGCTGATCCTCTACTGGATGTTCGTCGAGCGGGTCGGCGAGATCGTGGCGACGTCGACGGACCGTGGTGCGGCCAAACGGTCCTGGCGCAAAGTCGTGGAGCTCGCGGAGCGCACGCCGCTGCTGGCCGACCAGCTGCCGCGCAAACACACGACCCTGCAGATCGGGGAGGAGGACTTTTGGAACGACCATGACTCGCACTACCGGTTCGCCGCGCCGACCCGCCGGGCCGCCCGCGGTGACACCCTCGACCGGGCCCTGCTGGACGAACTCCGCGAGCACCGCAACCGCGACACGTGGGACGCGATCGTGCCGACCATGAACGCGGTCGACGATGCCCTGCTCGTCTGCATCAGCAACGAGGGCGACGCGGAGTCGACGGTGCTGCACGAAGAGCACGACGCCGCGGAGCTGTTCATCAACACCGGGGTCGGCGATGAGCGGACGTTCCTGGCGTCCTGGTCGGCGCCGGCCGGGTCGGCGCCGGACGACCCGGGCGCCCTGGCGTACGCGAACCCTGCTCTCGGCATGGCCGGCATGAGCATCGGGACGTTGCTGGGACAGGCGGCGTCCGCCATCGCTGCCGGCGGCGAGACGCTGCAACGGTTCAAGATCGAGATCATGTGCATGCGCATCGACCAGCTGGACGCGGCGATCCGGTGGGACGACTGGGCGGCGTGCGGTGTGGCGCCGGCGGCCGCGGTCGACCTGGCGCAGCACCGGCGGTCCGTCGTGCTGTGCTTCGACGTCGCCGCGGACAACTCACACGCGACGCTGCTGGCGGCCGCGGTCGTCGGCGACCGGGTGCATCTGGACGTCGTCGAGTCCTGGTCGGGGTACGACTGTCGTAAGCAGCTGCGCGACCAGCTGCCCGCGATCGTCAAGCGGGTGCGGCCGCGCAAGGTGGTGTGGTTCGCCGGCGGGCCCGCGGCCGCGGTCGCCGATGAGTTCCCGGGCAAGCGGTTGGCCGGCGTGCGGCTCGAACCGATCCGGGCCGAGGACGTCGTCCGGG